ACCTTCATAAGGTGCTGCAGGAGCAGATGGTGTTGCTGCTTGAGTTGTTGCCACTGCTTGGTTACCCTCCATACGCTGATTATTCAATGCTTGATTTTCTCCGTATGCAAAGCCTGTGTAGTTACCACTCTGACCTGCACCACCAGTACCTGAAACATTGGCTGGATTATTCTGAGGAGCATTTGGGCGATAGCCGCCACTATTCTCATTGCCTGCCATTATGCCTCCTACTTAAATTGTCTAAAAATATGAATTGGTTCAGAGCACATATTGTCGTATTGAATTGCAATAGCAATTGCTTTACGAATCATTGTCTCTGCTTGGTTAATTGTCTTTACTTTTTCCACACCCAACGCTGCCAACGCGCCGAGGGCAACATCGCCACCACTACCCATAACATATACATTACGAATATCGGTATCCCAAGAGTAGTCTTCAGAGACCGAGAATACTTGGCCTTTGACTGAGACAAGGAATCCCCCGTCAATTTGTGCAACATCGCCGTCCTCTTTCATATCAATGCCTGCATCAATAAAGTTCTTTCGCATTTCTGGAATGAACTTTTGAGTCATATAGGCATTTAAGTCTTCTTGTGCAGTAGGCTTAGGTTGTTTGTAACCATAGTGTAATATGTTACTAGCGCGAGAAGAACCGCATCCAGCAATTAATACACTGTTGTTTTCAACAATCTTTGGAGTCTTACTAACTTGGAATCGACCATTATCATCACTTAAACGTGAATCGCATCCTAGTACCGACCAACCGTCACCTTGTATCGCTACCAGCGTTGTCATTTTATCCCCTAGTTGTTACTCGTCCTGTTGCTTTACCGCTGCCACTTAATGTGGATAAAATTGTTTGTAGGTCTGGTGCTGGCGTTGGTGGAGCCATTCCCATACCTTCTGGAGAGCCTCCTGCTGGGACGCTACCTGGAGCAGGGGACGGCTGCTCAACATTTGGCGTTGCAGCCCCAGCAGAAGGAACTGGTTGCTGTGGAGCAAATGCTTCAGTGATAGCCTCTTCTAAGGATTGACCCTTTTGACGAGCACTGATTACTCCTGCAATCTTAGTTACGATAGATGCTGGGTCTCCGCCTTGAGTTGCCATTGCTGGAATAGCCTGAGCCATTGCAGTAATACCGCTAAGTAGTGATGAACGCATGTTTTCGATTTCGATTTTTTCAAGTTCTTGTGTGACGTTTACTGTGAATGGAAGTTCACGCATTGCCATGTCCTTGGAGATTAATCCTCCACCAAGAGCCTGTAGCATAAAGATAAGTCCCTGTGCTGGGTTAAGACCAGCCAACATACCATAACGAACATCTGCAGAGTAATCACCCTTGATGTCCTTTGATGGCTTGTATGTAATTTCATATGGTGAGCCAGAATCTACACCGCGGATTGTCTTTTCTTCTGAGAAAATCTTCTCATCTACTTCAAAGCAGAGAGAAACAACATCGCGTAGAGCAGATGCAAAGATTGCTTGGGCTGACTTAACCTGTGTATCAAATGCTCCCATGAGAGCCTGTACGCCTTGACCAGTAACGATGCTTGCATCAATGTTACCAGAACGACCTTCTGGATAACGAGTACCTGAGCGAAGTTCCTGGTTAAGTAGTTGTGCTTCTGTAAATGCGCCTTGTGGAATGTTTAGTTCAACACGACGAACGCCAGCAGGGTTAGCGGTACGAATTACCGCATCGCCACCCAACTGGAGTTCTTGAACGTCTTGTGGTAGTACGATTGGTGCTTGAACACTCTTCTCCGCTGCTTCCATTGCCAATAAGGCGAAACGGTTGCGAAGAAGTTGAATACCTAATACGTCGTCGAATTGTCCACGCATCTCGCCATCAATAGAAGGCTTACGCGCCACGACAACCATCATCTTGCCCATTGGATTCAATGCGCGAGATAAAACTAGATTGCCCTTCTTAGGCAAATAAATTACAGATTGGTCCTTGTCATAGTAACGAACCATCTCAACCTGAGCATGCAGGTCCTGTTGATATCCGTCACGACCAAGGATTTGAGTCTCATACTCTGGGAACTGTGCAACCAGTTCTCCAAGAGTTAGCATGTAGCGTTTTGCAAAGGCCACACATCTTCCGTAGCGGTCAAATTCTGGGTAAGCCCCGATTGGATTTTCTACACGGATACGCGGCAACTTGCTTTCTTCGTCCAATTCAATCATGAAAGGAACGAAACCATATGTTAGATACCAGTCAGCACCTGAGTACATTTGTACTGACAGGTCAGAGTGGGAGAAGTAGTTAGCGGCAATACGTGTACGCTTATCAGCGAAGTTACGTGCCTTGTCGCTAACGGAGTTAGCAGCAGAACAGTTGATTGCTGGAAGTGGCGCCATAACCTCTGAGAGGTCACGTGCTACAACGTCGATGAAGTTAGCAACTACGTTGGCATCTACACCTTCTGGGAAGAACTCAGGGTAGACAGATGCGATTTGTCCCTTACGAACAGCAAGTACGCTTAGATTACGAGCATCGCGTTCATGATTACGGTAGCGCAACGCTTCGACGCGTGCTGCAACCTGTTCCATTGATAATGCCATTGGTATCCTAACCGTAAGTATGTGACCATTGCTCTGCAAAGGCCTCGTCTAAATTGACTGCTTGTCGTCTTGATGCTTGCGCTTGAGTTGTCCATCTGTTTTGCATCCACTTAGATGCATTGCTACTCTGTTGCATCATCTCACGTATGCGGATAATAGCAAACCATAGCGCCATAACGCAGTCCGTTGGGTTCTTCGTATCTGGCTTCCAGGTAATAAGTTCCTGTACGAGAGTCTTTAGACCCTCAGAGCCTTCGTTGCTGGGTAGTTCTATAATGTTGTTGTCCTGGAAACGCCCATCACGGGTATTACCAAACAACATAGACATAGAGGCTACACCAAATGATGTGTCCCATTTATTCTTACCCGTAAAGTGAGAGTTAAGTTGACATCCATAGGATGCTAGATATGCTCTCAAGTCATCATCCAGGGCGTAAGCCTTCTGGTGGGCGTTAATTTCAATACGTAGTTCTTGTGGTCGATACTTCTCAACCCACTCTTCAATCAAAGCCTGAATCTTTGCTGGACTTGGGTCAGTCATATTGACGCAATCTAAAATATAGATACGTCCATCTGCTCTGTTGTAAGTAGCAACTACTGCTCCTGTAGCACCTGCCATAGCAGGGTCAAGACCAATAATGGTATAACCTTCAACATGCTGAGGATGTCCTGGAGTACCTGCTTTTAGCGGTCCTCTTTTTCGCATTCCGTTGACTGAGCCAGCCACACAGGTTGGAGAGAATATTGAGTCTTCTTGGACATCTTCTTGTTGATAGACCATAGCCCAAACTGACGGAGCGACCTCAGAGCGACGCTTAAAGAGCGAGGGTCCGTCCCATTTTGGATATAAGCCATTTTCTAAAACCTCATCTAAATCGTTTTCTTGCTGGTCTGTCTCAGGCCATAGTGTTTTCCAGTTGGCTGGTTTATCATCAAACTGCAAAACTGCTGGCATTGCACAATAGGTAAATGGGCTCTTTCCACCCGTCCATTGTCCACCGTCTCGAATCATCTTATAGAGGTCTACAGATGAAACACGGGTTCCAACAATAATGAGTTTACCGTGTCGTCCCAGACGGGTAATAACTTCTTTCTGAAGCCACTCAATTTGCTTTTCCCACTCATGAGCGTTGGAGCCCATCACCACGTCATCTAGGATAATCAAGTCGGCGCGAGCACCGTAAATCTGAGAACCAAAGCCAAGTGCTTGGACTGTTGGGTCTTTCTCTCCAGAGTCGCGACCTGTACCTAGATAAATCATGTCGGCGGACCATTGTGTTGCATCCGCCTTATACCCACCATTAGGGCCGAAGGCCGTTTGTAATTTCATATAACCAGGGTGGGAAAGACGCGTCTTAATAGCGCCTAGGAACTTGCGAGCCATACCCTGAGTTTTGGACACGATAATTACTCGCGTATTAGGGTTGGTCACAATCTTGTAGGTCACGTAGTTAGTCGTGATGGTAGTTGACTTAGCATGCTCTGGTGGCACGTTAATCAGAACACGGTTAGGGTCTCCCTGGTCATAAGTCATGCCAGGTGGTAGCCACCGTGGTTCTTTACCTTCAATAAGGTCAATCCAGTTTAACTGGTGATTAAAAAGTTTAGAACCTAGGAAGGTTTCTGAGAACTCAGCAAAGGGCATATCCTTAAGTTCGGATAAGTCCTGCTTAATGCCTTTACCCGCAAGGCGGGCTTTATCTGATGCTTCTTTGAAGTCGGCATCTGCCATTGTCCATTGGCGAAAGGCGGTGTCTTGACGGTCAACGGCTGCCATAGCGGCTGTGATTGTCGCACCTTGTTCTAGGAGAGCCAGTACTTTAGCCTGGGCATCGTCCTTGGAATATGTCTGTTTTCCTGCTTTACGACCCATGTTATGTCCCATCTAATAACGCCGATTTAACGTACCCTATAAACGGCATAAGGGGGGCATTTTGATAAAAAAAATTTAAAAATTATATTATATATAGGAGCGGAGTCTTAAACGGAGCGACTCCGTATATATTTATATATATACTATAGAAGACCCGTTCAAACGGGTCTTTTCCGAGTGGGTTGGGAAAGTATTTTCCCGAACCCCTATATATTA